CGCATAAACGCACGCATCGAACCAAACTGATTGGTGTATTCGGCTTTATATAATTCTGGAAAGCGTGTCTTGCCGCAGATAGCTTCTTCGCACCGCACCGCGAATGTAAAGCAATCGTTTGAACCCCACTTAAATGGCTCTGAACGATATGCTTCTATGGTTTCGTTCAGGTTCTTTTCCCAGCCAGCAAGCCTAGAATAACGGCTGGAAGCCGGTGAAAAATGGTCTGAATACAAAGTCGTTGTCATCTTTACCTGATCCCCAAGCAATCTCTTTATCTTGCAAGCTGGCGACATAGCGTAAACTTTTGTCTCCGGCGAATTGATTTTGCTGATCGTTGTCCGTGTACCGGCGCACTCTGGCACGCTCCAAGTCAATCAACCGGCTTTCGGCTGACAAGCTAATGTTCGCCGTATCACCGGCATCCTCAATCGTCATCACATCCATGCGACCATCGAAAACAAGGTAAGGGTCTGCCACTACCGCGCCGGATGATATCACGCCCAGATAAACTTTAGCAGAACGCCCCTGATAGCTTTCGGTCAATGCGACAGATACCAGACTGCTATTGATGCCGTTCAGCGCAAGATTAACGCCTCTGGCGGCAATCTCAACAGTTTCCTCAATCGGTGATATAGAAAGCAACTGACCACCGCCAATATACGCTTCAGACGCGATTGTGATGTCATTATATCCAGTCCACACCCGAACATCTCCGCTATCGAACCCCAGCTTGATAGCAAAAAACGGCTCTAATTCAGATGCCGCAAGTTGGTTCTGGACTGCTGTTGTTAGGTTCCGGCTCATAGGCTCTCCACCGCACCGAAAGCAATGCCATAAAGCCCCATATTATTGATGTTCCAACTGCTTGCATTGTCGTTCAAACGGAACACACCTTTGGCATTTGCCACCAATACTGTCGATCCATCAGCCGGTGATGACCGCAAGTTAGGCCAGATGTCCAGCGTTGCTTGACCCGAACCATTACTGCTGGTGTCGGTCAACACTTTATAAAGCTGTGCTGTTGCGGCAGAACCAAGCTGGATATAATCACCGGCTTTCAGATAGTTCGTGGCACTGGCTGGCAGACCATCTATCGCTAATGTGTCGCCGGTCTGACTTGCGCCGTTGATTACTGGTGTTCCGGCGGCTGTCGATGCTGAACCCTGCGCTGTGCCGCCTAGCGGATCGCCAAGCAAGAACGTGCCTTTTTGCCCATACAGGCTGGTCAAAAACGTCACCCATTCTTCGGCGTTCACACGTTGCATCGGCGGCAGTTTTATGTCGGCTTCCCAGCGTTGACCGGCAAACTGATATGTCTGCTGTTTGAATGTGAATGGCGATGTCGAAACACCAACCACGTTTCTGGCAATCAACGTAATCTCTGCGACTGTCTTATTGGTCGGCGTTGATAGCGGATAGCTGATTGCCATGATTAACCCCCAAAGGCTTTGCTGAATGACCCGCCGCGCAAACGACTGTCAGCCACAGCCGCTTTCGTTGCGTTGGCAATCTGCGGCATCAAGTTCACAATCTCTGACCGGACAGTTTGCTGAACGCCAGTGGTGACATTGATCGTCTGATTGACTGTAATGCCACCGACGCCAGCACCCGCCAAATTCTTATTGCTGACAATAGACCCAGACGATGATGGCACGAATAATTCTGCACCGCGTTCACCGACCATGACCGGTCTGCCGCGCTGTACTGAACCGCCGATTGCCTTGCCGCCGAACAATCCACCCAATGCTCCGGCGATTGGCGCAGTAATTGTCTTTTGAATAGCCATCCGCGCAAGGTCAGCAATGATGGATTGCGCCATTGAACGGAAAGCATCCTTCGCATTTGTGGCGCCGGTCACGATGCCGACCAGACTATCTTCCAGACTTTGAACGCCCTTCAGTGCGACATTGGCAAGATTGGCTTGCACCTCTTGTGCTGTTTCAGCGTATTCGTCAAACGACTTTTTGGCTTTTTGAATTGCTGTTTCTTGTCGCTCCATCGCCGTGGCAACGCCTTGGACTTTTTCTTTCGTTTTGTCTACCTCTAATGGCAAGACTTTGTATGCTTCTGCGATAGCCAGAATGTCTTTTTGTGTCTCCTCACCCAAAGCAGATTTTTGAATTTGATCAAAAATTCCAAGCTGACTTGATAAAACATTAACACCACTAATTATTGTATTGATGAAACCCCTAAAGCCACCAATCGCACCGGCAATGGCTTCCAGAATATTCACCGTCAAGAATGTTGCAACTCTCGCAAGTGCTGGCATCATTACAGACGTTATTTGATGCCCAATGGATGAGAATGTGCGCCCCAGTGCATCAAATCTGTCATTTGCGGCCTCAACCGCTTCTGCTTGCTCTTCCGTTAATTCAACAGTTAATTCAGAAAATTGTTTGCGGATTGCTTTTAGTTCTTCCGAACCGTTCTGCAACATATTGACCATTCCAGCACCGGAACGACCAAACAAATCCATCGCAATGCGAACCCTGTCTGCTGGGTCTTGAACCCCAGTAAACCCGTCAGCGACTTCATTCAATAATTGGTTGCTGTTTTTTAATGACCCATCGGTGTTGGTAACTGATATGCCCAACATCTCAAAGGCGCGAACACCTGTTCCGATGCCGGTTGATGCTTCGGAGATGGATTTATTGAAACGCTCAAAACCCTTTTTAAGTTCCCCAGCGTCCGTACCTGTCTGCGATGCGGCGAACTGCAACGATTGAAGCTGTGCGACTGTGATGCCAAGCCGGTCAGATTGCTTTGCTATGTCGTCAATCTGTGACGAAAACTGTTTCAATGCAAGTGCGCCACCAAGACCGGCAACGGCTGTTCTGACGTTCAAAACTCTTTTAGAAATACCACCAAGACCATCCCGAACCTTACGAAATCCGGCAGACGTTTTGTCAAACGCCCTGATGACAATATTAAGATTTTCCTGCGCCATCTAAAAACTCCAAATAAGCCAGCCAGCCGACCAATTCATTATATGGCAAACATTCAATCTCTGCGATGGTTTTGTTTAAGCGATCAGCCAGCCCGTACATTACGAACAAAAACTGATCGCTTTTTAGTTTTTTTCCGCGTCCTCAATGGTGTCAAGATTGCCCATCAACTGACTTGCAACATTGGTCACAGTCGTCAATGGCTGACGCATCAAGATTGGCTTATCATCCAAATCAAAAGCACTATCGCCTTGATCCGTTTCGGCCTTCATAATAATCAAATCAACAAGTGCTTCGATGGTCTGATTGTTTAGGAAGTCTGGATGCTTTCTTTGCAGTTTGTTGAACTCTCCGCAAAGCAATTCGCCAGCATACAAAACCAACGGCTCACCATCACCCCACTCTGCCACTTCAATGCGTGTGCGTGTGGATGATTTGTTTGCGCGTATTTGTTCGCCAAGTTTAGACATGGTGCCACCCCCGTCTGTCTAGTTATACAGTTGTTTCAGTAATCCCGCCGGTGCCTTGTGCAGTGAACGCAACTTCGACCATACCGTCAAAAGATGAGTTTACTGATTTGCCGGTTACGATAACTGTGCCGGTGAAATATGTGTCGCCAGCCGCCGCACCTTCTGGGTACAGTTCCAGCGTCAAAGATGAACCAACATCCAACGCACCTTGCGCCGCGTCAGTCTCATCAAAGAAACATTCGACCGATGCGGTGTATGTACCAAGACCGGCCTTATATGAGCGAAAGCTGTCGCCCATGCTGGTGTCTTCAATTACTTCGCCGGAAATATCAAGGGTGAATGAACGAACTTCGGCAAGGGTGTTGCCGCCGACTTTTACAAGTCCTTCTGATCCCGCGTGTGTTGCCATGATTTAGTCCTCATCAACTTCGGTTGCAACCTCGTCGGACTTTTTGGGCTTCCGACTTTTGCCCTTCTTCGGCTCTTCTTCCGAATATCCATTGGCAATCAATCTTTTTGCTGTATCAGGCCAGCAATTAATCGCGTTGCCATTTTCATCATATACTGTGACGCGCTTCATTTTAAACCGCCCCTTCAACATCGTTCTCAAGTGTAGCAAAACTGACTGCGACTGTAAACTTGCCAACCGCAACTGTTTGTTCTCCATCCGGTGTGAAGTCAGCTTCAAAGCTGACGACTTGCGTATCCTTTGCCCTGCCGCCGCGTGTCAAATCAGTCTGCAATGCTTCTTCGACCTCAACTGCAATCGTGTCCAGCGTATTGTCCAGATTGGCAGTGCCTTTGACATAGGCTTCAACACTGACCTCAAGCTGACGCATCTGTGTGCGCGGCTTGGTCATTGTCGAATATTCTGTGTCTTCGGACTTGGTGTAAATACACAGCGCGGGAAGTTTTGTATCTTCCAATGGGAAAAACCGCGTTTGAAAAACATTGCTTCCCGTGGTCGTCAGGCCGGTCAATGTGGTCGTGATGTTATCACGAATTAACTTCCTAACGTGCGCCATTAGTTCTGCTCCAGAACAAGCGTTGTGACACCAGTGCCATCGTCTTGCACGATGCGGATTGTGTACGCCACCGAATTGATTGTGATTGCATCACCCTCTGCGGCAGACGAAACATCAGATGTCTGGCATTGAAAGCGCGGCTGTTGGATTGCGATGCCTATCGTGCCGCCAGCATCTGCCTCGAAATATTCGTTGTCAAAAATGCCGTTGATGTTTGTGGCTGAACCGCCCGATGGCGTATAGCTGGCAGTGACAGCAAAGTCATCTGCTTCAAAAAATATCGCTCGTTCTGTAGCGGTTTCGACAGCCATCAATCATCTTCCGGTGTTGCCAGTCCTTCGACTGCACGATTGGTTTTCTTCGGCGCGGCTTTCTTGACCTTAGTAGCCAAGCCTCGCGCAATAAGACGCTCGGCAGTGCGAACATCTAAATCATAAGTTTCGCCGGTCATAAGGTTGCCACCAGTTCCAGCAAAGCACTTCTGTAAAATCTTAACTTTCATAATACCACCTCAAAGGTCTTGACGGGACAGCCAACCTTCTCACTGACTGCCCCGCCAATTCCAAAACACCTAGTTAGGCGATGCTGACCTCATCGGTCTTGGCAAAGCTAACGGCGTTACGAACACCAACGTCCAGTTCTGCGTGCAGAACCATACGGATGGTGCCGGACTTGCTGTTGCTGTATGGATCAATCAGAATCGACGGTGCGCCGAACTGAGCAATCATAAGCTGAGAGAAGTCGCCATAAATCAGAGCAGAAGCGTCATTGCCGCCATCGCCCGGATCCAGAGTTGTCGGCACATTGCTGGTGAACTCAATCGGCTGACCATAGAGTTCAGTCCACGGTGCATCCAAGATTTGAACGCTGTCCGTGCTGGACACTTTGGCAGTTGAAGCCAATTTCGCTTTCACAGCAGGGTGTGACAGGAAGCCAGCCGCCGCGCTATTCACGATGCCGTTGTCTTCCTCAACCAGCTTGACCAGAGCAATGATGTCTGCCCATGTCAGAGCGTCAACGTCAGTGCCAGACGAGATGTCCAGATTGTTGATGCCTGATGTGTTCAGGATACCAGTGGGCTGACCGCCAGAACCGGAACCATTGATTGCATAGAACTCCGTGCGGTCTGCGGCAGATGCCAACAGGTCGTTGCGGATGATTTGCTCAATGGCAGGGACGCTTTCCATAACCAGCAAACGAGACATTTCTACAAATGCGCCCATTGTGCGCGGTTGCAGAGTAACGCCACCGTCTGTGCCAGCACCGTCACCAACATCTGCGAGTTCTTCGACAAATGCGGCGTTTGCGCCAGTAGCCAGTTTCGGCATTTTAATGCGACCAGTCAGACCTGACAGGTATGTGGTTCCCAGACCGCCAAGAACCTGACGAGCGCGCAGGGCTTCGATAAACATATCGCCACGGTGTTCCGTAGGTACGAAATCATCGAAAACAACTTCGGCACCAGAACCGCCGGTTGCGGCAGTTGAGAGTGGCCCACGCTGTTGCCATGCAAAGTCAGGGACATATACGCCTTCGGCAGAGCGACCAACCTGACGAGTAATTTCGTCATTGATTTCGCGCTCCAGACCGGCTTCACGCCAGTCGCCAGTGGCCTGTGCTTTAACCATACGACCCAAAGAATACTTGCGTGTTTCTTTGACGGGTGCGTCGATTACGTTTGCGGGAGCATCAAGCGGCTTGTCGTCGCCAATTACGTCCAGCAGTGCGCCACGGAACTGGTCAACAGACAGTCCGTCACGAATGGCAGTTTCGCCCAAGTCACGCTTGTTGTGCTTGGCGGCGATTGCCAAGATTTCGGAATCGTTCTTGCGTGCAGTGCGGACAGCTTCGGCCTTTACTGCATCAAGATCAATGCCTTGATTTTCAGTTGTATCAGTCATCTTAATCTCCTGTGTAACTGATGATTGCAAAGGTTCGGAAACTGACCGCCCAACGCCGACCAGACTTGACTGGTCTGCCGGAACTGAAACAATCGAGATTTCCATCGGCGTGGTTCTGACGCGGACGATTTCATCATCATCTTCCTCACGCTCGACGCGACCATCAATACGATAGCCGACTGAAATGTTCTGACGGATACCGTCACGAACATCGTTGAAAACTTCTGAAGCATCCTCGCCTTTTCCAAAGCGAACAACTGCACGCAATCGACGCGCATCTTCATCCATCTCAACTGTCTCGACGACACCGATTTGCTTGGTCATATCATGGTCAAGCAAAAGCGGCGCACGCCCAGAATTAAGAAAGTCCAAATTCATGCTTTCGCGTGAATGGTCTATAACTTCCATGCCAAAGTCGCGCTCAACAGGTTCCTCACTGGACACACCAATGCGGACGCGGCGCGTGTCTTCATCAACAGCACGATCAGCGTCGAATGAATGATAACGCTTGACCATTTCACTGCGGTCAAGACGCTCCATATCTTTTTCATCGTCGCCTTTATTTTCTTTGTCTTCATCTTCGTCGTGATACGGACGCTCTTCCGTTTCCGGCATAGATTTGCCAAACGTGATGATATAAGCGTCATCCGTTTCCTCGACGTTCTGAATATGTCTCTGTTCCAAGTCTGCCATGTCCCGTTCCTTCGTTGATAGGGGATGCCCCAAGGGTAACAAATCTGTGTCATGTTTGCCACCCTGAAACCTTCCGTTCCTCAGAGCGAACAAAAATGAATTGACGCGCGCATAAGCCCACTGCTCTGGCGAACTTACATTTGGGCGAACACTGGCTGGGTTTGTTTTATATGCGCCGATACCGCGTTCAAATACTGTTGCCAAAGTGCGAACATTTGTGCGCTTAGTTTTTGCGTCACCGACTTCCTCATTGTGTTCATCAACTTTGTTTCGTAAGCCCTGTTGCACTTCATCGCTCAAATCTGAAAAAGCACGCTCATCATCTTTCTTGCCTTCAAGCTTCTTGATGAGTTCCAACATGGCATCCTTCATGCCTTGTTCACCTAGCGTGCCAATCACACCCCACTTCATTTGAGCGACTACGCCACCGATGTTTGATTTGTTTGGCTCCAAGTCACCATCTTTGAACTGCGCCCCATCCTCAAAGTGGCGTGCCGCCCATGCCTCGCGCTCTTTTATCCAGTCCAATGTGCCTTGCGTTTCTTCGCCATCGCGTGCTTTTGTCCAAAAGTTGAACGCTTCATTGCCGCGAATGTTGCCGCCCGTGTCCCAAACTTCTTTGTTGTTTTCCTTCACGCCAGCCGCAAAGTCATAATCAAACTGCGGATAATTGCTGTTCCGCAAGCTGATTTTTTTGTCATCGCCTTTGGTCGGAAAATCAGTCGCCATTTTCGGCTCCATCAATATCTGCCTCAACCGGCAGTTTTTGACCAAACGGCTCAAACGCAAGTTTCAAGCCATAGCGTTCTGCCATCTCTTTGTCGGCTTGTATCTGCGAAAACACATCCTCAACATCGCGCCCATAGTTCGCGGCGATATCTGACAGGCTGACAATGCCATTCGATACGGCTGTGATGTTCGCGTTGATTTCGCGCTGTGGGTCAACCCATGCGAACCCGCGACCACGGAAATGAACATTGTCTGAAAACTTGTCGAACTTGGTCATCGGCAACGGCACATTGCCAGCAGTCATCGCGGCCTCTAACCATGCGCGGAAAATCGGTTCGCAAAAATGCTGGATGAAGAACGACTGCAAAGTTTTGTAATGGTCGCGCTCCTCAATCGTGCCTTGCCGGATGGATGAATATGACACGCCGGTCAAGTCATTAGACAAGCTGGTGTAACTGACATTCAGGCCGGATGCGATGCCGCGCAATACGGCTTTCTCAAAGTCATCAAACGCTGATGTCGGGTGTGTCGGGTCAATCAGTTTCAAGTCCTGACCTTCCGGCAGTTGGAAAATGCTTGCCGGTTCAAAGTCAACCAATGGGCGGTCTTCCTCTGTCTCATCATCACCGACAAAATCCTCACCAGTTGGCGATGTCAGGACAGCAAACTTCGATGCCGCCGCCCGCGCCGCTACCAGTTCGGCTTCGCGGTATCCGTGCAACATCTTGATCGACGCGATTGCCGGAGACATGAATGGTTCGCCGCGTGTTTGGTGCGTCCGTGTTGGCATAAACAGGTGGATGATTTCATCGGCTGGAACGCGACGATGTTTGCGGTTCTGGCTGGGCGTATATTGAAAGCTGTCATTCGGATGGTTCGTCAAAACATAATACGCGACAGGCCGGTGGAAGCTGTCGAGTTCCACACCCATTCTAATTTCGTTGCCGTTCTGATCATTGCGTCCGCTTTTCTGGTCGTCAACCAAATCGCTTTCGATGAACTGCAATGTAAAGTTGTCAGCATACTGCCGGTTCACTATCTTTTTGATGAACACCTCGCCATCTCGTGCAAGTGTTTCGGCGGCGACACGTTGGCAATCAAGCCAGCTTAGTCTGCCGGTCACATCGGCATTGCCCATGCGCCCCCAGCTTGTGAAAGCGTTTTCGATGATTGCATTGCCAGCCGCATCAAGTGACCGGTCATCATTGCGTGCGCGAACCTGAACGGAAAAACCTTTTTCACCGACCACGTTTGTTTTGACCAAATTCAAATATCGTTTGGCATATTCATTGTTGCGTGCCAAGTCACGACTGCGGTTCCGCAAGACCGGCAGGGATGTTTTCAATTCGCTGTCGGCTGAAAAACTTGACGCGATGAAGTCGCCAAAAAGACGACCACTATCTGCGCCAGCATAGTTTCGATACAGGTGTTTATATTTTTTCTGCTTTGGTTTTTCAGACCGGCTCAAAAAATCAAAAATGCCCATCGCTTAAAACCTTCCCAAAATGGTTGATTTTGTTTTGCGTCCGTGCGTGATGCGTTCTTGTCTTTTTATTTCATTGACCTCGCGCCGGTAATAATCGCGCCACTCCAAAAGTTCAGATGGTGTGAACTTGTTAAGTGAACGCCCGTTGATTGAATAGCTTGACACATCACTGTCGGCTTTGCCTTCTAAAATCGTTTCGATTTTGCCCAGCATGATTTCTGCGTGCTGACGCGGATCGACATTGTTGTCATAGTCGGTTGCAACTTTTATCTGACCACGATCAACGATGATGCGGTTGCTGTCAGAGTTGCGGGTGATCTCTAGCTGATAATGATAGTTTCCGGCTGTGAAACTTGCGCTTGCTGATGATGCCACCGAAAACAAATAATCATTGTCTGACGCGCTGGCTGTAAGTGATATTTCAGTGTTTGCTCCAGTTGAAATCCGTGCGATCAAACGCATGGTGTGGGTTGAATTATCATAATCACCGGAGAACTCTGTAATCTTGAATTGAATGAAGTCACCGATGAAGACCTCATCAGGCACTCCATCCGGTGCGTTTGCGCTGTCAAATAGATTAGCCACGGGTCAAACTCCTAACGCCATCCCTGCACGAACCCGCTTTTTTGTCGCGTTCTGACCTGTCGCCGTTTAGGTCTGCTGGCAGTTTCGTCATCCTGAACAGGAGCCTTTGCCGACTTCTGCGCGATAATATTAACATTGACATTGATAATTGACAATGCCGCTATCGCGTACACGCGACAGTCAAGTGCTTCGTTCCTTGGACGCACCTTCACCCACTCGCGGCGATGGAAACCACGGATGTATTTCTTGACCACTTTTTCGGCTGTCAGTTGTTTGAAATACTCATCTGTATAGTCTTCGGGGAAGTGACAATATCCCGCGCCCTCATCTTTTATCTTCAATCGTGAATAGACAACTTCTTTGATCGTATCCACACCAACCATGAACAACTTGCATTTGAGATTGTTATTTGTCGATGGCTTGCCGACCATTGGCTTGCCTTCGCCGCCAACACCTTTGATGGCAAATATGCGGCGACCGATACGCGGCTTGCAGAACTTGTAAACGCTCTGGGTGTGATGACCGCCACTGTCAATCGCCGTTGCTTTGATGCCTAGCTGTCTGCCATCCTCGCGCTCCCATTCCAAAGTCAAATAGCTGTCGAGATCAGACCAGACATTGCTAGACGATGGGTCGCCGTAAAGAGTACGATATTCGATTGACCAACTTTCCTCATCACGACCCCAGCCGACAATCTCCATCTCAAGCCGGTCATCTTGTACGTCAACACCGGCTGTCAGAAAGACAACCTCATTCGGCAGTTTTTCGCCATAGTGTTCGCGGTGATTGGCGATGTCAAAGTCGTCAACTCTTTCGCCTTCGTCTTCCCACGTTTCGCCAAGATATGTATTCACCCAGACACGCAAAGTCTCTGGCAGTTTTTTCGCTTGCAGAAAATCCCGCACCGCACTTTCTAACGGTGTCCACGGACTGCATAAGCCAGAAAGTCGGAAACCCGCCGTTCCGACGAATGGATTGGTGGCTCTCCATTCACCCCGTTTGATGGCACGATAACGTGCCGCGTCATCCCACAACGTGCCACAGTGTTCACAATGATAAACGGCTGTCTCTGGCTTGTCCGCTTCCCAATGTACATTTGCCCACCGCATGACCTGATGCTCACCACAGTCTGCACACGGCACATGATATTCGCGTTTGTCTGAATTTTCAAACGCCGCTTCAATGCGACTTGACCCGCGATTTGTCGGCGTGCTGACCATCACGAACTTGCGGTTCCAGAATGTTGCCGCACGCTTCTTTGCCAAATCAATCGCATCGCCTTCCGTTGTGACTTGGTATCGGTCAACCTCATCAAACAGCACTAGCCGGATAGGACGCGATGCCAGACCCGATGCAGAGTTTGAACCGACCAATGTGATATGACCGCCATCAAACTGTTTCGTGTAAAGCGTGTTCCCACTGTCTCTTGATCGCGGGTCTTTGACTTTGCTGGATAGACACTTTGTGTCACGCAACATCGGAGACAGCCGGTCACGCGAAAATGTTGCCGCCATGTCCAGCGTGGGCTGAACGACCAGCATCGGTGCTGGCTCTTGGTCGATGTGATAGCCAATCAGGTTCAACAGCATTTCAGTCTTGCCAACTTGAGCGCATGACATGACAACGATGTTTTCAATCTTGTCATCGCTGATGGCATCCATTATGCCGCGTTGGTATTCAGCACGATCTGTTGACCACTGACCAGCTTCGGCTGACGCTTCCGGCGACAGTCTCCGAAACTCATCAGCCCAATCACTTATCTTTAGTTCTGGCGGTGGTGCTAGGCTTTTGAGCGTCTTCTGGGCGATCCTCGTCAACGCTTGCCCTGACAGGGTTAACGGTTTTGACTTGGATTGCCGCGAGTTCTTGGAGCGCGCCATTGACTGCATCCTTCAATATTGTTTTCGCTTCTGTGACATTTTCAGCCGCGAAAGTTTGCGTGGCTGATTTGGTTGGTATGCTCAGAAGTTTTGCACGCATATTACTGACCATTGTATCCCAAGCGTCTGCCACATCGTCAGCAGGGATCAAATTGCTTTTCATTTGTTCGCGCTCCATCTCTGCCATGTCAGCTTTCGCAGATGTCAGTCGTGCGCGGTGTGTTGCGTAATCATCGGCACCGACATCATTGTTGACGGTTCGCTTCCTTAGGTACTGAATGTATGCCGTAACAACTGGCGCAAGCGCATATCTGCCGCGCTCTAGTTTTGGCAAAACACCTTCATTCGCCAAGATATTCACCCGACGAGGCGTGATGTCGAGAATTTTTGCAATGGTATTCAGTGGGACTGTGAAATCATCTTTCATAGATTGGAACCATTCTAAAATATTCTGTCGCTAGAAGTTGATCGGGGTCGCGCGTTACCCGCATTATTC